CATGACAGCCCGGCATAGAACTAGGGCCCAAGGGCCTATTACTAGTCCTGTGAGTCGTTACGTTAACGGGGTCCTTTCGGGCTCCCGCGATACGACGACTCTAGACGTTTCAGAAGAGATGGACGACTTCGTCGTCTCTGATTTTCATAAGCGTCGAAATGCCGGTGAAATCATTAACAATCCAATGAGTTATCTTAAAGATTCTATCTACTGCACAACAGGTGGACGGTCGTCCATCCTACAAGCAGGTAAACTGTATGAGATTTACGGTTCCGGGTCCCTAACCGATTATCAACGGTTAGACAAAGGATCGCCCTGGGTCGGTGGGATTTATCCCCCTCCAGTGGAGCCGAGTCTCGATGCAGTCCAAGCTGCCCAAAGCAAAGCAATGGGTAACATAGATAGATCGCCATACTCGTTCGCGGAAGACATCGCAGAGTTTCGGGAGACCTTCAGATTTTTGAAGAATCCACTTGGCTCGTTACGCGACTTATCGAAATCCTTTAAAAAGGACGTAGATGTCTTGAGTTCACGCAGGTATCTCCGGCGGGCACAGGCTATTGCCAATGTCTACCTTCAGTACCGGTTCGCTCTTAGTCCGCTCGTTCGTTCCGCTCATGACCTCATTGAGGCCCAGAGCGATAAGATTCGACGCCCTGTTAGGCGTACCGCTCGTGGTAAGGAGGCTTACACCGTCCATAATTCTGGACAAGGAAAGTCAAAGTCTTACTACGTATGGGAAGGCAGCACTTCTGTGACTGCTGAAACCAAAGCGGGAATCTTATACGAAGTTGCTAATCCGTTAAACGATTGGCAGTACAAGTATGGTCTGCGGTTCAAAGATATACCAGAGACTTTATGGGCAATTACGCCCTATAGTTTTATGGTTGATAGGATCTTCAACATCTCTCAAGCTATTCGAGGTGTTGTGTCTTTCTTGGATCCCAGAGTAAAAATCCTTGCCGGCTGGACAACGCAGAAGCGAAGTCAAGCAAGTACGTTAAGTTATGTTAACTATACGTACCCATCGGCAAGTGCCGTTACCATTCAACCCGACATTCGAGCCGTTGTTTCTGACTCTTATGTTAGGTCTGTTTGGAATCCGTCGATAAAAGATGCTGTTCCACGGTTGGAACTAGCAGGGCTTATTGACACTTCAACTAAACTAGCGGACCTCGCTGCTTTAATACTTCAGCGATTACGCTAATCACTCGGAGATGACTATAATGTCTCTTTCCAATGCAAGTGTCCCAATTGGGGCTTCGTACTCGCCAACAGGCGGTAGTGCAACTTCGCTCGTATCCCTCGGTAGTACTGAGGGGAGCAATAAGTTGTACATTGATGATGGATCGAATTTGATCCTCCGCAAGACTTGTCTTGCGACATCAAAAGCACCGGTACCCAATGCTGGAGCGCCTAACGGCTATACCCAGCAACGGTCTACCATCGTTTTCCATGTCCCGATGTTATTGGACAATGGAGAGTACACCACAAACTCAGTTAAGATCGAGATTGCTTTCGATCCTGAAGCTGATGCCTCGGAGCGCGCGTATTTGCGTGAGCTTCTTGCTCATTGTGGTGTCGACGCAGACTTTGATGGTCTGTTTGACGATGGTTCGGTGGCGTGATATGCATACTTCGTATGCACGAGCTTTTCAGCTCGCATTCGTAGCGCTCTGCATTGCGGATATATCCGCCTGCAGTTCTTTCGCGCCACTGGATGATTACGTCACCACTCACAACCTATATGGCAACCTCTGCAAAGAGGAAGCTGTGGATGGCTGTGATGAGGGTAGCGACATTGCGTCGTGCCCAACCGATGCACCTAAATCTCACTTAAAGGAAGAATCCGAAAATGAGAACCAGGACGAAGCCAAAGAAAACCAAGAGGGTGTTCTTTAACCCTGACGAAATAGCAACAGCTACTAGTCAGTTACTAAACCGTGACTTATCCTCTGCCCACCAGATGTACGGTGGAGGTAATTCGCTGCAGAAGTTTTACTCAGCCTGTCAGTCGGTCTCATGCCTTAAAAAGTATGATCCGTCACAGGGTGCCCCAACTGATCTCGAGGAGAAAGCATTTCGCTCTTTCTTGGAGACTAATTGCAGGATGCGTGAAGTTAACCGGAAATTCCGGGCCCCTCGCAAGATTCCTGCTCATAGGTTGGAACCGGAAGAGCTTTTGCTCATTCGTGCCAAGCAGTTAATCGCTTGGACACTCCGGGATATCACCTTTGGTGAACTGTGCAAGAACGCCGCCCATTCGGGTGGCGTGACCAAGGGGGTCCGTTTTTCGGATACCTCCTGGGAAGCTAAGTTTACTTGGCCGATGAGTACGACCAAAGTGGTAGGTTCGTTGTATAGACAGTATCTAGTCGAGAACAAACAGTTCAAGACTGCCATTGAATTATTGAATGGCCAGAAGCAATTCATTGCTCCGGAGTATGAATATACACGATCGTCACGTGCTACGACCGTACCAAAAGATAGCTCAAAGCGTCGCATGATAGCCATTGAGCCCACGCTGAATATGTTTTTCCAGCAGGGCCTGATGGTGACAATGTATGATCGCCTAAAAGCCGTCGGTTTGGACGTAGAGAGTTTACCCCTTAGACATAAGCGCCTTGCGTGGGAGGGATCGGTCAGTGGTAATTTAGCCACTATCGACTTTTCTTCTGCCTCGGACTGCGTGTCTTTGGAGCTGTTGAGGTATTTGTTACCGCCTCAATGGTTCAGGTACGTAACCATGCTTCGCTGCCCCTCGATGGAAATCTTGGGGAGTACAGTAAAGCTAGAAATGGTGAGTACTATGGGGAACGCGGGAACGTTTCCGCTGGAGACTCTCGTATTCTGGGCGCTCGGAGTGGGTGCTGTCATGCAGCGGACGCGGAGTAATCCGTATTCCCTTCTCAGTTTACCTGAGGAGCGGGACGCGGTTTCCGTGTTTGGCGATGATTGCATCCTCCCCACATCAGATGCACAATGCTTTATTGCAGCGTGCGAACGTGTGGGATTCCTGGTGAACAAGGAGAAATCCTTTGTCGATCCAGGTCCGGGTTTCCGGGAGAGTTGTGGAGGTGATTACCTCCGTGGCTCAAATGTGAGGCCTTTTTGTTTAAAGGCCCCTTCCTCGACGAGGCTTAGTGCTCTCGAACCCTGGTTGTACATTATCCTGAATGGGATTTTAAATAAGTACATCTCGTACTTTGGTCCCTTAAGGTATGTGTACGACAAGGCTCTTCTTGAGTACCTGTTCTCGTTGTTCCGGAAGCACCGACTAAAGGTTAAGTTGGTGCCGCTGGATTTCCCTGATGACTCTGGTCTGAAAACTTTAGACCGCGAGAGACTAGATGCCTGCTATAATATCCCTTGGGATAAGGTAGGCGTGTCTAGTCAGGGCTGGGCGTCCTTCCGTTACTGCCGATTCGTTTATACGAATAAGCGGGACCGGTTCGATGCCCTGCGCTATGCCATGTGGCTTAGGCGTCCCATCGTTGAAAATCAATGGTGGCGCGCTGACCGCGTGGTTAAGCAGATTTTCCCCATCAG